TGTTTGATTATTGATTATAAAAACTGGTTCATACAATGTACTTAAATTGTCCAAAGTTGGCGGAATAATTGGCTGATAAATCTTGACCAACGAAAACGCTGGAATGACAGGCGGTTCCCATCCTAAAGTCTGATACCAAAGCCAGCAATTTCCCTTCATCGGCTTGCCTGCCCCGCCAGCCAAGGGATTTTGGGCGCGTTCGACCGCTTCGGCGATTTTGTTCCAATCGCTTGCCTTGATTCTGTTCGAACCGCCTTCAATCATTCGTCTAATCATGGCTCAAGCCCCATTTCGGAAAAATCCGCCTTGTGATACACCTTTTCGACATAAACGCCGTCAATGCCCTTTACAAGATATTTTTTGCCACCTTCTTCCGTAACTTTGTCAATCGCCCTCACCCAAACGACATTATGCCCCTCATAATCGACATTCGATATACTCCCGCCAATCACGGCATCCTCGACATTTTGCGCAACGACAAAATTATATGTCACGGGAATCAAATCTTTCTTTCCCGTCCCATGCTTCTCGATATCCGCACCCAAAAACAGCAACTCGCCTTCAAGCCAGCCTCGAAACGTGCCTGAATTAACCCTGCAATGGCGATATATGATTTTGCGCCTTATCGTATCCGTGAATTCAGACGGCTTGAACCATTTTGTAATCCGCAATGTGCCAGTGGGTTGATAGACATCGGCACCAGCAATATTTCCGTCCGTTGTATTCACGCCAATCAAACCACCCATATCTGGCGCATTGCCATACCTCATAAGCGTTTGCAACGATCGCTCGATATGCACTTTCTCAGCTGAAAAACTCAAAACCTCACGCTCTGGCGGAACCTCGTCATCACTGCTTAATCCAACGCCGCCCGTGTATTCATATGACCCAACGATCTTCCAGCTTCGCGCCGTCATCCTCTCGACAACCTGCACACGCATCAATCGGCATCCAAGGTATTTCACGGGTATTCCGCCCGTAGCCCGCGCCGCCTCGATTACGCCCTGCTCGTCCGTGTCTTCCGTGGCGCGAACAAGAAATTCCAAATCGGCGTAATCGACCCTGTCGTAATTTTCATTCGTTACGACCATCGCCGCCTTGTAAACCTGCTCGAAACTAAAACTTTGCGCCATTGTATTTTATCCCGCTATCCAGCCATTATTCAGCCGTCAAAACCTGCTGGAGATTGATTTTCATATCAGCCGTATTCCGCGCCGTCCTTTCTGAATTGTCCAAAACCCGCTTGACCGTCTTTGCAATATCCTCAACATGATTCCGTTGACCTGCGCCAAATCCAGCAAGTTGACGCGTTGACAATACGCTGGACGCAAAAACACTTCCAGCTTGCGAAATCTTGCCGCCAATGCCGCCTCGGCTGTCCGCCCTGGCAATTCCACCCTCGATTTTCTGCGCCAGCTCCTTTACCTGCTCATCCGTCAGCAAAGCAAGTTTTTCCCGTTGCGCCTCCGCGCTTGCCAATCTCTTCCCCTGGCGTTCCCGCAACGCCCTATCCCGTTCGCCAATCCTGCCCGTCAGCCTCTCGTCATTCTCGGCAATCAACCTGTCAAAAGCTCCCGATCGCTGAAATTTGCCATCCGCATTCGCATTCAGCAATTTAGCCTGGTGCATATTCATTCCCGATAGCGGTGTCATCGCCTTTGCGATGTTGCCAGCCTTGTACATCGTCTTTGCAATCGCAACGGCAACGCCATCAAAAAACTTCCCTATCTCATGCCCAAGATTAAAAAAGTCCGTTCGCAGCGCGTCAAGCGTGTTTTGCGTCCCGACCTTCATTTCATCAAGCTTGTTCGCAATCACCGTAATTCCATTTGTCCAGATTGTCTTGATCGTCTCCCAGGACAAACTTACAGCCCTGGTCAAATCCCCAGCCTGGAAAGCCTTGTAAATAGCTCCAAATGCCTCGTCTGTCCCTTTTGACAAATCTTTCCAAATTCCCTTCATGCTACTTGAAAATTTTTGCCATGCCCCTAGGCTTTTGCCTGCGGTAATGCCAAACAGCCCAATCGTGGCAACCGTTGCGCCCATCGGGGTTGCCAACATCGACATTGAAAAGCTAGCAACCTTGAGCGATATTGACAATAGCCCTATCGCCTTGGCCGCAACTTTTGCAGAAACACCAAGCGCAATAAGACCAGCACCAGCCGCGCCCAAAATGCCAATGCCCTTTGCAATGGATATCACGACATCCTTGTTTGCCGCCGCCCATTCCGCAACACTTGTAAGCATGGTTGATATTTTTTTGATATATGGGGTCATCGCCTCGCCGATAATCCGACCAACAGAAATTTGGACACCTTCGGCGGCTGATTCAAGCATCCTGAACGCGCCCCCAATCCCGTCTTCCATTTCCGCGGCTGTTCTTTCCGCCACGCCGTCAACATCTTTCAGCATCGCAATAAACGACCGCAATTGCTCGATATTTCCGCCCAGCTGAAGACCCGCCAAAGCTCCGCGCAAATCAAAAATTTCCTCGGCGAATGCAAGACGCTCGGCACTGGGCATTTTATTCATGACCTCGGCAATATCTGCCATGATATCAGGCATAGCCCGAAGATTGCCAGATTTGTCAATGGTATCAATATTGCCAATTGCTTTCAATTTGCCCTGGATATCGACATTGGCGAATTGGCTATATGCCTTGCGCAAGGCTGTTCCAGCCAAACTTCCCTTGATGCCCATGTTTGCCAACACACCAAGCGAAGCCGCAACATTGCGAATGTCATCGCCAGCCGCCGCCGCCTGCGGCCCTGCCATTTTAAGCCCTTCCGACAAGTCGATCAAAGTTTGCGCAGAATTATTCGCCGTTGCGGTCAAAATATCCACAACGTTTGTCATCCGCGAAACCTCGATATCGAAAACGCGCATATTGTTAGCCGCAATTTCGGCGGCTTGTCCCAAATCCGTCCCCGTGGCTCTGGCTAAATTCAAAACCGCCCCAATCGTGGCGTTGATCTGCATTGGCTTGAAGCCAATACGCGCCAGCGAAATCATGCCTTCGGCGGCATCCTTCGCCATAAACGAAGTTTCCCGCCCAAGACGCTCAGCGGTGGCAGTCAACACCTTGAATTCCTCGGCTGTTGCACTGCTAACAGCCCTGACCATGCGCATGGCATCGTCAAAATCCGCAAACTTCTTTGTGGCAAATGCGAATGGAGTTGCAAGCATGGTTGAAACACCAACCATCTTCGCACCAATTCCAGCCATCGCCGTCCCAAAAGATTGAAGCCGTTTCTTCGTATTCGCAAGCGTGCGCTGGAGTTCGGAATCATCGCCGTAAAGTTCTACGAACGCTTGACCCGCCCTGATTTTTCCCGGTTTGCCTTTTATTCCAGCCATCACCTACACCTGCTTACGCCTCCTTGAAAATTTATTTTTGCCTCTTGCGCTTGAACATGACCTTTTTCAAATCAAATACAGACAATACCTTCAGCATTGGCTTTTTGGCGTTTGCTCTTTCATTCGCCTTATACGGATTGAAATCGTCCGCCGTCTTCACCTCGTCATTTTCACCTCGGAAAACATTGGCCAACATCGCAAACAAACTCGCCCATTTTTCACAATCGCTTCGCTCGCGCGCGTGATACATGACAAACAACTCGCGATAGGTAAACCCGCTTGGATCAATGCCGATTACTCCAGCATATTCCCAAACGTCAAGCCAAAGCCGTTTCAAGCTTGGTTTGTTCCTTCCGTCAGGTTTTCCAATGTTGTCTCCACCTTGCTCATCGCCTGATTGATCGCCTTCGCTTCCACTTGCTTCAGCCCCTCCCAAACCCGTGCAAACACGGATTTCTTCGGGGCTGGGAAAAAATCGATCAGCTCTGTCATCAAAGCATCAAGACCAGCCTGGATGCAATCACCGCCAATGCCGTCGGCAAATTCGTTGTCGTCAACCTTGTTTTCCATCGCCTGAGGATGTACAACAGCATAAAGCACATCGACAAGCGCGATAGGATCGCCAGCCAGCTTCGCAACCAGCGTCCCATCACAAATGCCCATAAGGTCAATGCCCGTCAAATCACGAACCCGCTTGATTGTCGCAACCGTTACGGAAACTCGCCACTGCCTACCCTTGTTGTCAGTCCAGATTTTCATGTTTTACTTCCGATAGCCTTTCTCCGAAACTTTCAAATTTCAAAATCGACTTTGAATCTACGAATTACTCGCCTCGCCGCCACCGTCAGAGCTAGCCGTCCCGTCAACCCAAGTAGGAGCGCGTTCGGATGCCATCAAGACCAATTCAACGGAAAATTCCTGCCCTTCCCGAAGTGCCTGGTTCCAATCGAATTTGGAAACATCCCAGTCCGCGTCGATGCCGCTCCCTTCGCCGTCGGTGACAAAAAGGGAAAGACCCTCATTCCCAAGAAACGCATTCAGGAAAACAACGAAATCGCTGTCCTCTGGATCATAAAGCATGTTGAAAGTCAAGCTCGCGCTTTTGAGCGTGGCAAGAAAGACCTCCCAGCCTTCGGCGGCTCGCGTGGTAGCGTCGGCAGTCGCCTTTGTAAGCGACACCGCCAAATCCTTGATGTTCTTGACAAGCGTTGTCCCCGTCGCGCCCGTTGCACCACGCATCAACTTTGCATTTAATCCAAGTTTAAACATTGCTCAAAACTCCTTTATTTAATGCCTTGACCCGCAATTTATTTAATCGCGTCTTTCCAAAACCGACTCAAAAACTTGCTTGACCTCTGCAATGCCGGCGCCATTGTCGGACGCGCGGGATAAGTAACTTTTTCAATTCCCCACTTCCCAGTTTCCTCATTCTGAACCCAAGCCAGTCCAGACCCGCCGAACTCGTGCAGTTGCGTCATTTCCTTATAGCCTTTGCCAATTGGACCGATAACAACCGACATTCTCGCCTCGTCAATGGCAAACATAAAAGAATTCCTCCAGCGCGGATAGCCTCGCCCGTGGTCATAAGGTGGCTTTCCTGACGGTGCCGTCTTTTCCCTTCCATGCTTCATGATCCATCGCTTTTCCCTTGCGGCTCGCCGCCCTTCCCTTTCCTTTGCCTGCCGGGTTTCCTTGTTGTAAAAATCCCCAAAAACCGACACATTACGAATCGAGTTGTGAGCGGCTCGGCAAACATAGGCACCGACACGACCAAGCCAGCCAATGGCGGCTTGGCGTGTCTTTGCGTCAAGCTTGCCCTTGTCCCAAGCTATGGTTGACCTAATGTTAAAATCGCCCATTGCCATCAATGCCTCTCGAATCCAACCAGCCGAACCGTCATCACCGAAACAAATTGCCTTTTGTTCGCCAGCGCGGAAATGGAATAAAGCAGAGTATGATCTACTTCAACGCAAGAATAAATCCCGCAAACCAATTCCCTAGTCAACCTATCCTCAATTTCCTCGACTACAGCAAGCAATACGTCAACCGTATCCGTTTCACCCATCTTCTTCAAAAAGCCAACTTCATAGAAATATTCTACCTTATTGGCTTCTTTTGTCTCGATTTCGGAAACTCGATCTTTCGGAACAATAATGATCGTCGGATCGACAATATCGGACAAGTCATATTTTGGGCTGCATTCAACGGCAACATTCATAGCCAACCCAGCCAGCTTTTCAGCTATGCCTTCCGCATTCCTGATTGTCTTGCTCGCCGCCATTGACTAAACCTCATAAACCTCAACCAGCCCTTAATCAACCTTTAATCTCCATTGTGTGGATCCGCGTCGAAAGCCCGTGTGACCCAGACGGGACTACGGCTTCCTCTCCGCCAGGGGAAACAACTTGGTATTTCCGCCCGTTGAATTCCACAACCGAACCAACGCCAACCACCATTCCTTCAAGCTCGTCCGTGCGAAAAATAAAATCAATCGTGCGTTGATATTGAATGCCGAACTCGCTGTCCAGCTTAAACAAAAACGAACCAACGGTAGCCATCAACGGAACGCCATCAAGCACCACTTCACAATCCGTGGATTTCCTTCGGGAATCCATTACAAATCTTTGCAGTTTCTCAATGGCGTTCATCGTTGATTTGCCCGCTAGCCGTTATTGTTGTGATTACGCACTCGCGCTGGAAGATTCTTCGCACGCGGCGCAATAATACGCACCCTCCGGCATGATCCAGCCAACGCCGAAGCGATAGGTCACACGCCAAGTGATAGAAAGGTTTGTGAAAGATTCCGTGCCAGTCTCGACCCGCGGCTTCCGTTCACCGCCGACAAAGCGCAGATCGAACGCGGGGCATTCGGCGGGATTTGCGACCAGGAACCAGCCTGCAGTCAACAATTTGGACGGAATGACCGTCAATTTGTTGTAGAAGAAGTTTTTAGTTGGATAGGTCACGCCGTCAATGGTTGACCTGACTTCCTGCGACCCGATGAGCTTGTTTGCGTCAAGCTCGTATGCAGAAGGCACAACCAGGAAACGCGGCTTGTAGTTGGACATGGCGGTAAACGCCTGCCAAGCCGTTTCGAGATTGTCGAATCCGAAGTCATTTGCACCTTCGGAAGCGGCCTCCCAGATGTTTGAGCCGTTGATCGTATCCCAAAATCCATTCGCCTTGTTGGTCATCACCGCAAGCGTCCGGGAATCAAGCGACATCGCGGAGCGAACGCCAAGCAAGCTGGCGATTTGGGAAAATGCGTCCAGGCTGTCGTTTGTAATATCATACTCCGACAACCTGATATAGTTGCCATAGATTTTCGCCGTGGTGCTTCCACCCTTTTCAGACAAAGTCGTTTGGGTGAGCTGTCCAGTGTTTTCACCGCTTGCGGGAACCTCGGCAAGCCCGTTTTCATCACCCTCGATAATCCCAAGCGTCTTGTGTTCCAGGTAGTTTTGCGCACTGCCAACGCGGCAGATTTGCGGTGCAAACGCCTGATATGAATCAAACGCCTGGATCAATTGCTTGTTGGCGATGTTGCCCAGGAGATTGGTCAAAGTCGAACCAAAGGAAGCGCGAATGCAGTCCTTTGTCGTAGTGGTGAATTTCCCGCCGTTCATGTTGGCGATGATTCGGACGGCATCGCGAATCCCCAAGCCGTTGTATTGCTTTGCGGCAATTTCCAACGCTTTCTTGTTGTCGAGATATTTTTCATCGACCCCGATGTTGAGACACAAAGCCGCCTCGATTGCATCGGTTTGGGCAACATTGCCGTTGTCAATGATAGAGATCTGCGGACGCTTCGCGCGGATGGCGTTCAAAACTTCCTGGCTCGTCTTCGCCGCGTCCCAGCCTTCCTTGATCGCCTTCGCCTTGATTTCAGGAGCATCATCGCCGCAAATTTCGCCGATGGCATTCACGCGCTGGCGCTCCTGCTCGACCGCCTTCGCCTTGATTTCCTCGGCATTGACGGGCTTCTGCTCGCCTTGCGCACCCTGCGCATGTTCCTGCTTGCCCTGCTCGCCAGTGGCAACACCTGCACCACCGCCAGCCGTCACGATTCCCTTGTTGTCTTTGTTCTTGAGTTCGTCATCCATTTGCTCTTCTCCGTTTTTGTTGTTCTCAACTCCGCCAGTTGCCTTTATAATAGGGATTGCAAGCCCTTTTTGGTTTGCCCTTGCCTCAATGCTCGTGCTTGTGTCCTTGTCCGCGCCAACGGGAATAATCGAAATTTCCCGCAAAATGCTTTTTCGTGCAACATAGGTTTCAGACCCGAATGTAATTCCGTTGACCGTCCCTTCCTCTTCGCAATTCATCACAATAGCCTTTGCGCCAATCGAAACCTGCCATTTTGAGCCGTTCTTGTGCTGTTGGATGATATTTTGAGCGGTAAATGATTCAGCGGTAATTACGCCTTCAAAAACAACTTTTCCGTTTTCGATTCGCGCCGTAACTTCGCCAATCTTGGAATTGACCGTATTTTCATGGTCTGCCAAAAGCGGAATCGTTTCGGGAATTTCCAACCCGTCAAGCGCAATAATGACGGGACGATAATAGCCAACATCCAACATGCCGCCATTGTAGGCGACGCCAGAAATTTTCGGACGCTTCTTTTCACCGCCTTCCGCAGCGGAAAGCGAAACATCAGCCAAAAGATTGAGCATATCGATCTTTTTCCCGCTTGTTCCATCCTTGCCATTGCCTGCCTTCAATTCATCGCCCATAATTATTCATCTCCTGCCTTGTTGCCACCTTCGCCTTCATCCTCGCCTTCGCCTTGATTATCTGGAGGTGGATTTGGCGTTTTCTTTGGAATTGGCGCAACTGGATCAATGCCAAGTTGCTTCATCAACTTCTGCTCACGCGCAAATTGCGCCAACTCTTCCTCCCAATCCTTCCCCTGCTCGGCAAAAATCGTGGCAAGGTTAGTTGTCCGTGTCGCCAATGCCGTAGCGTTCGCATTGGCCGCCTTTGCTGGATCGCTGTGTTCAACAACCCCAGGGAATATCCAACGTGGCTTTGCTGGAGCCGTTCGCCGTGTCGCAATCGACCATTCCCTAGCCCAAGCCCTGTAAATTTTCGTTAAAGCCCTCGCAAACCGCTTTTGCTCCGATTCGATCGCCTTGTGGTACATTTGCCAATCCAGCCTGCTGGATGCATAGCTTGCGTTATTGCTATTGCCAGCGGCAATATTGTAAGGCACTTGCAAGCACCTTGCTATCTCGCTCAAAATTTCCTGCTTGAACGCGGCATATGTACTTGACGGCTGCTTTGCGTCCGTCATGTTCAACTTGTAGCCCTTCGGCATGGTAAGGATTGTTCCGGGAGTAAGCTTGATTTCCTCCATCGGTTCAACCGTTACTTCGTCTTCCTCGCCGATTGGCGGTTGATCTGTCTCAATCGCACCAGTCAAGCTCGCAGCCGTTTGCGCGGCTGTCAAAACTGCATTTGTGTAGTCCCGCAATTGCCCGAACAAATCAAGGCATGGTGCCAATTCCGAAACGCCACGATGCTGGCTCGGCCTGAAAGTCGTAAACAAGTGAATCATTTCTGCGGCTGGAACATTTGTCCCGGACGTATCATGCACGGATTCCGTTGGGTGACGGTTCAAAACATGGTAGGAAACAGGGTTCCCGTGCTTGTCCAGCCTGATTCCGTCCGTTATATTTGTTGCGTCATAATAATCAATCGAATCCGTGACGCGATCCGCATCAATCAACACGACATTCAATTTTACTAAATTATCAATCTCGGGATTTGTCGTCAAAACCAAAAATGCCTCGCCGTCAATCAGCTTCGTATATCGTGCGAGTTTCATTTTCTCCATCAACCCGATTTCGTCCGCCCAAAGCGCAAATGCCGCCTCGGTCTCTGACGCAGTATCCCCATCCAATTGGAGCTTTACGCCAGCCCCAATCGTGTCCTCGGAAACAGTCTGCGCTATCCCACGAGCATAGGCATTGTTTTGCGCCTCGTACCTCGCTCGAATGCGGATGATTCGCCTAACCTCAAAATTCCCGTCAAGGTCTGCGGATTTCCAATCCGCCCATGCCCAGTGCCGCTTGTTGTTCTCGTCCGTAACAGCAGCATCATAGCGCCCTTGCAACCACTGCAAACGCTTGTGCATCGGCATTGCTTTCAACTGCAATTCATCTTCGATTCGATTCTGGCTTAGCTTGACGGCATTCTTTGACACGCCAGCTGGCTTCCCTGCCAAAGCGAAGATTATCTTATTCAAAAAGCTAGTCATGTACGCTTCCCCTCCTAACGCGCGCAAAACGAATGCCGATTTTTCCTTTCCGCTGCGCTTTCTTGGAATTCTCGTACCTGTCCAGCTCCATCAGCTCTTTCAATGATCGATTCGTAAACGATTGTCCGTCAACCGATCCCGACGCAAGGCTTCCAGCGGCTTCCCAAATCAACTTTTCCGTTTTGGTCTCCGTGGATTGCAACGTGCCTTCGCCCTGCTCGTCCTGGATGTTTGGTTTTTCTTGATTTTCGGACATCCTTTATCTCCGACCATCTTCGACAAACATAAAAATCGTGTTTATCTAGTGATACGCTCGCCGTTTCTCCAAAAGTGCCTTTAAACTAATTTTTCTTATTTTTGCTGTTTTTATCCCGTCTTTTTGCTCGTTTTCATTTGTTTTACTGTCTTTTTCATCGCCTTTCCCTACCTGTTCGCCTTTGGCAGCATTATTCATATTCCGTTCCTCTTCTTTTTGCCTATTTTGCATCGCCGCCAAAGATACCTTTTTTACCTTGCGCACTGGGATTTCCCATTCGGGCAACGATATTCCCGTCATATGCAACGCAACCAAACATCCAACAACACAATCTAGCCAGTCATTGCGCACCCTCCCGGGACGCAATTTAAATTCCTTGACAACACGACCGCTTGACGAAGTTGTCACTGTAAAATATTCGCTCGTCAAATGGTCTATGAGCATATCGTGATTCGTGCGTTTGCTCCCGAAAATCGTCATGGAACCGGGATTCCCGTTCGGCGTAGTCAACCTTGACAAAAATATCGCCTTCCATGCATTTACATCGACCTGGACGTTGTGAACCGCCCTGAAACTGGATGTTTTCTCGATTACATTGTAATGCTTTATTTCGTTTGGCTTGTCCTGGTATTGCGACATTGGCTTTTGCGCCGCCGTAATGCCTCGCCCGTAGCTCGGGTAAACCAAAGACGAAAATTCCGTCTCACGGCAAAACTTGTTTACGATGTTCGTAACTTCGCCCCATCCAGCGTCAATATGAATCCTGGCGATCCTGTGCAGTGCGCCATCAACTCCAAGGAATTGACGCTTCATCTGCTCGTTGACAAAATCGTTCAAGCCAGCCAAAATCGCCGCCTCGAATCCTCCCGACTTTGGATAGACATCGGACAAGGTCTTGCGCAATGTATTCAAATCAAAAAATGCAACTCGCTGGTCAGGATACGCTCCATAATCAACCAGGTGACATGTAAATTGATCATCTGACGCGCAAACCGCCCAAAACAAAACTTCCTTTTGGACGTCGATGAACATCGCAAGCCGATGCATTCCGAATGGTACTTCCCCGCGCCTGCCAACCAACTTCGCGACAATATCTTCTTCGGTCAATTGCTTTTCCGAAACATCCTGTTCGGGCTTTAACGGCTCGTTTTGGTATTCGGCCGCAAAGCCTCCAGGATTTGACAATTTAATATCCATTGCATGTTGTATAGCCGATACGTCCCATTGATATTTGCGATCTTCCCAATATGCCTTTAACCCAGCGTCCATCAATGCCCGGTTTTTCCTATAGAATTCCCGTGCGTCCGACTTGCGCCTTTCCTTTTCCTCCAGCGGCTCTTCATCGCTCTTTGGTTTCCTGATTTCGTCGTACTCATCCCAGAGATCAGGTCTTTCTGGCTCGCCTTCAAGCATCTTGACCCGCGTCCCGTTCCATTCCGGGTGTTTTCGAAAATCAAGCAACTGGTCTGCCACGTCGTCATTTGTAATCACCGTGCAAGGCATTGCAACAGACATCGGCACACCCGGACCGGCAAGCCCTAAAATGTCATTGGAGATCGTTTCAAGCCGCTTCCGAACCTGAGTTGTGCTCATTGCGACTTCGCGCGTTTGCGGGTCGTCAATCAAAACGAATTCGGGGCGCACCGTGCGCCCATCCCCAAGCGTGGCACTGCGTCCCCTGATAGCTCCCGTCATGCTAGCCGTTTGAATTGGAATCCCGGATGCCTTTGAACCCTCTACACACGGAAGTTTGATTTCCCCATCCTTTCCCCATGTAATTTCCGTTCTCACTCCAAGCGATGTTTGCCCATTTGCGCGAATCGTAATTCCCTCAAGCATCCGCACGGGATAGCAAACCTCGGGAAAATCTTCAAACAGCAAATCGTTTTTCTCGATCTCTGTCTTGATTTTCTCCAGGCTGGCATTTGCGAAGTCGTCCGTTGCGGCAATGATCAATATGTATTCCCGCTTGCCATAGACGGCAACCCAAATCGCGGCACATTCTAGAATTGTGCTTTTGCCTGTTCCCCTGGGCAACGCAAGCGCATATTGACCGCCTTTTTCCGTGATTACCTGGATAATCCGAATAATCTCCAGGTGGCAATCAGCCCAGGCAAAAGTAAATTTCTTCGGGAAATATGTTTCAAGGAACAGCCTTAAGTCATTTTCACATTCCGACCGCCGCTTTGGACTGACAACTTCTGGAATTGCGCCAATGTCACGACCAGCGGCGGACATTTCGTTTTTACGTTTCCTGACCGCCGCCTTGTGTTTCTCGTAGTCGGAGTAATTGACGGCTGACGGTGGTAGCTTACTCTTTTGTTTCGTTGTCTTCGCCGTCGCCGTCTTCCTCGGCTTGTCCGTCTTCAGAATCTTGTCCTTCAGGCTCATCGCTCAACTCCCGTACGGATTCAGCCAAATCAACCGAACCGCCGATCTTCTCAAAATAAATCTTAATCGCAGACGGCACGCCTTCCTTCGCCAACTTCGTCACGCCCTGGCGGATCCTCAACTTTGTCTCCAGCTGTCCTTTTCGATACGCAATCACCGCCGCATCCGATTCGAAAAACTCCGATTCCGTGCAACCAGCAATCAAACACGCCTCGTCAACGGGCATTTCAGCTTCTCCGCAATCGGAAAAGACCTTGATTTGTTCATCCGTCATATTTATAACCGTACTTTGAAACGCTTTCTCATGGCTTCAATTTTGTCCTCGTCAACCCCATGAACATTCATGCCGCCATGCCGATTTTCGACAACGACCGTATGCACACGGTATCCATAAACCGCCGCAAGCTCCAAATATCGCTCGACGGATTTGTCATCGACAAACGTATTTGAAACGGCAACCTTCGAAACACCCCTTTCAAATGCGTTCTTGACGCTCGCATAACATTGCGCCGCCGCATATCGCGCCTCGTTCGCATCAAATTTATATTTCCCGTCGCTGTCAACCGTCATATACTGATCGTTTTCATAAGATTCATCCGCTATCGCCTTTGCCATTGCCGTCTTCCCAGCCCCTGGCAATCCACGGACAATAAACAGCGTCGGGATATCCTCGCCAACTTCATCAACGGGCATTTCGCGCGCCTCAAGGTTGTTCGATGCAAGCAGCTCCTTTTTCTCGTAAATCGGATTCAACCACTTCTTGTGCATTTCCCAAACGCCAGGATCGCAGGAAATCGTGCCGCCCTCGATTTGCGTATTGTTCGAAAAATTCGCCGACCCGATTACTGACACCTTCCAGTTTTCGTTCGAAAGCAAAAATCCCTTGGCATGATTGGGAAACAGCACGACGCAATCAGCCATGTTCATTAAAACCGCTATCGCCTCGGCTGAAAACGACTGCATGACGCTATGGCATAAAAACCTGAAACGCTTGATCAACCCACGCTCGATTTGCCGTGAAAAACTCCGCACGGCAGGCAACGAAACGTTCCAGGTAAAGCAATCGACATCGGACGCGCCAACCTGGTTCAGCAAATATTCCAGCAACTCATAAAACGACCATCCGTAATTTGTCACGAAATGAATTACCTTCCCTTTCTCCAGCTCCCCAATCGAATTCTTCATTGTGTCGGATTTGTTCGACCACTTGACTTCCTCTTTGCCTAGAATTTCCTTGCAACCGATTGCTGTTTTTTGCTCAAATGGCGATGTGTCAAACAAGATTTTGCTAGCCATTCCAAAAACCCTGAAATTATTTATTATAAATAACCAAGCTAAATTAAGATTCTTGAGCTATCAAGTGCGACACATCCTGCTGTTGCTGTTATTCCTGCCGCGCTTGCAATGGCTGAAAAGTGTCATTC